GGTAAAGAAATAATAATGATATTGTTTAAGGTTACTGTTTTTGATGATTAAGCAAATGAAACCATTTACTTTAGGAATACGCAGAACAAAAACTCCCAACTAATTATTTTCTCTCATTATTCTCTCTTACATATAATTGTTCCGTTTTTTCTTTATATGTATTCATACCAAATATATTTATTAGTATATACAAATGAAATTGTTAAAGTACATTAACTTGACCGTATTTATTATTAGTTTTGCATTAGGCGTTTTTGCCGTATATATTATGGCGCCAGACAAGAGGAAAATTGTAGTCTATCCTACACCCGATACAGTAAATAATGTACAGTACAAAGACGAGGCGGGTAATTGTTTTCAATATAAGCAGACGAAAGTCAGTTGTCCAAAGGACAAATCATTGATCACAAAAACCCCTGTACAGGTCCATCAAGAAATATTATCATAATCTTTCTTTCTACAGCAATAATATAACAGTAGTATATCGAGAGAAAAGAAGATGTTTAATATCAATCGTTTATTGAATTCTGAAATGGGGCGTTTTTTCATTTCCCTACTTTTAGGCTTGGGTTTAGCAACTATGTTTAGGCAAGTTTGTGCGGATGGAAAATGTCTAGAATTTAATGGTCCAGTGATTCAAGACATAGATGGAAAAACCTTTCAATTCGGTGATTTTTGTTATCAGTACGACTTGAAACCATCCAAATGTGACCCTTTAAAAAAAACTGTAAGAATATAATGAAACATGACCCCCAACAATAAATCGCGTTTCTTGAGACATCTTTAGATATTATCCACTATATAAAGATGAGCGACACTACTCGTATTATGGATTTGCCTGAAAATATTACCATGCAAATGAATCCATCTACTCGCGGTGATGGAATTAACACTTCTTATAGTCCTATTGATGTACATCCAAATCCATACGGACATCCTCCGCCTTCCGTACCATCTATACCAAATCCATCCGGTACTTCCAATATGCAATCCTTACCACCTGTACCTCCTAGCAATCCTACACAAAACTTTCAAGAACCTCATACTAATATGTATCCACCACAACAACAACATGTTCCTACTGTTCCACCAAATCAAGTCACTTTACCATCGAGAGATATTCCACAAAATACGGCAAATCTAGTACAAGATGTACAAGTACAACCAAATTATGTTCCTCCGGTTTCAGATAGCAATCAAAAAACAGCTGATTATATGAAACAGTACGACGCAATAAATGAAGAAAAAATACGTACTCATAATGCACAAATGGCGAAAGAACAATCCACCGATGATTTTATGGAAAAAATACAATTGCCCGTTTTAGTCATGTTATTGTTTTTCATTTTTCACATGCCGATTGTCGATACATTTGTATTTAAACGTTTATCATTTCTCTCCATTCACAATGCAGATGGAAACTTTAATATGAATGGAATGATATTACAAAGTGTCCTATTTGGTATTATGATCTACTTTTTACAGTATATACGAAACTTCATGGCTTCACTTTGATTTATTCAAGGGTTTAAACAGTTTCTCTCGATATTGTTCTACAAATGAATCCGGTATTTGTTGTTTAGTAAAGAATACGATCAAATCATCAAAAGAGACGGTATCTTTTGAGACTTCGTCTAATATATCGATTTTACGCAATAACATTGCAATAATGAAATATAAACAGTACATACCACATTCGGTGTTTGTTCGTTGATGTGATAATTTGTTTTGGTAGTACCGTATTTTATGAGGATTCATATAATCATTGGCTTGTTGTACTACTTTCTTTTTAAACCGTACGAGAGATGGTTTTGGTCTTACCCCATTGCTATCAAAGTAGATCAATGCGCGTTCGTCTAAATCGAGGAAAAATGCGACCCAATGGGTACCACCATTACCGTATGTATCCAGATTGAAGATCACGCCTATTTTCGATTTTCCATTCTTGATTTGTTCTTCAATGGAAAAATTACACAAATTATTACAAACACAGCTAGTTTGGTATATTTTTTTATCGAAATCGGCAAAAGATGGCCCAATGAATGTAAAATTCGGGTGTGCTTTTTCGTATTGTTCCATTATTTTGTTTATGTCGAAATCGGATAGCCATGTATTTGGATCTTTACCCCATTCTACTGGTTGTTTAGGACGAAATAATAACCGTTTGTACTTTTCTTTGGACTCTTTGTTTAATAATAATTCATCAATCCAACAGACTTCAGCTGTACATGTACCTTTACGTTGCATCTTGTTTTGCAATTCTTCCCATCTTTTCATTGGACTATCGGTTTTATTCGATGTAATCTTATCGTACGAATATTTTTTGTTATATCCATCAATCAATTTGTCCAATGCATCTGTATTAAAACATGATTGGTTCGATACTCGTTTGGATTTACTGTACGGACTACAAAATAATGATTTATTAGACTTGGGAGTTTGAGACATTTTTCGTGCGGTTGCCTTAAACTGTTTTCGAACACGATCTTTGGTTTCTTTTTCATTACGTTCCTTACTCTTTTTGATACTAGATATATTCAATCGGTTCTTTCTAGTTTTCGATCCATATTTACCATTCATTCAATAAGTACAAGAATCGAGTTATAAAAATCAAAATAGTAAAAAATAAAAAATGATTTGTATATGATTAATTGAGATACAAATCATTTTCCTAAATCTTTTTTTTCATCGATGTTGGAGAGAAAGTAAAATAAAAAATAAAAAGAGAAAACACAAAACTCGAATTATTTAGGCGTATTGGATTTAAAAACCTTTTGCATTTTCCAATATTCAATCGGATTTTTCGGTTCTACATGAATGTCTTCTACTCGAGAGAAAATGGTATCTTCGTCATCTTGGTTATGTTCATTGTACGGAATATCATGATCGTCTAAATCTGTACTAGAATCTTCTTTTATTTTGCGTTTTTCTACTACTTGATTGATCTCAGTAAAAAAACGGTGAAAAATGTCTTTTGTATGTTTAGGTAGAATATCATCAGGATCTTCTAAATATTCTTCAATGACATGGAATATTTTTTCTTTGTTTTCTCTCCAACTTTTGTATTCCAATTGTTTTTGTTCAAATGAATCAGGATCTTTTTTCGCTAAATATTTATTGTACAAGGATTTACTACTAAAATATTGTAAAGTCAATTGATCTACATCAAATGAATCAGCGGACATTTTTTTCTGTACAATAAAAAATCCAACAAAAAGTTTCACGTATCTTCTATTTAAAAAAAGTAGGAAATAAAATGCCGAATTGTTTGTATTCTTTTATTGAGGATGCAAATAATGATTATTGTCAAGGAAAAAACTATTTTATGTTTTCTATGTATAGATAATAAATAATAATCATGGGTTTAGGAGGAACAAAATTAGGAGGAGGTTTCAATGGAATCTCTCCCAAACAGACTATTTTAAATTACAAAGATGCAGAACAAGCTTCTACTAGAAGAATCCTACGCAGTTCATGGAATAATAAACAAGCCGCTACAACAATTAATGGACATAGCCGTAAAATAACACCTTTTAGAGCCATTATGAATACTGGAGATTATTTAGCACGAAAAGACTACGTTTGCAAAGGACCGAATCCCACTCATCGATCAAGAGGTGGTATCAGTCATCGATTTGGATCCATGATTACAAACTGTGATACTACTAATGTAGAAGGTGCTAGTGGTAACGTGAAATATGTACCAGATGCGAGTGATTATATTCGTTACAAAAAGCAAAACGCCATGAATAACAATTACAATGATAATTCATTTGGTGGATACAACAATAGTGCTTATACAGCAATTACTAATATCCGTACATAAATATATTTAGGTTTATGATGACTTACTAGTAGTTAAATAAAGTGTTTTTTGTATTTTTTAAAAGCACTTTATGTGATGACTCCCGGTTGGAAAAAAAGAGATCGAATTACTTTACTTAAATGATTAACTTGTTAAAAATCTTTTTGTATTTTTGTGTTTATATTTATGCCTTTTTTCTGACTACTTTCTTGACTACTTTAGAAGCAGGTTTAGCTTCTTCTTCTGTTGCAGTTGCATCGGCTTCTTCTTTAGCAGGAGCTTTCTTGACAACACTTTTCTTGACAACCTTTTTTGCAACTGGTGCAGGTTTCTCTTCTTCTTCAACCTTTTCAGGTTCTTCCTCCTCTTGGGTTTCAGCTGCTGCTGTTGCTACAGGAGCAACTTCTTCGGTGTCACTGTCTTCAACATAATTATCTACCATTGGTTCTTTAGTAGGAGTTGGTGCTGGTGCAGGTGTTACTTTTTCTTCTTCGACTTCTTCGACATCGTCAGTTTCTTGTACAGTAGAAACAACTGGTTTAGAAGGAGCAGGAGCAACTGCCTTTGATGCGACATTGGCTGATTTAGGTCCTAGATCAAGCTGCAAAAGTCCTTCGGTTACTTCGATTTCCTTTGGCTTGACTGCACACTGTTTCACAGCCCATGTTACACCCCAACCTTTAGCACCGACCCAAATGTATTTACATTCAATGCCTGTAATCACATCAGAAGCCTTTGCTACATAATCTACTGGTGTTCTGTCTTCGGTTTCCTCTGTAGGGAAAACCATAGTTTGTGTATCAATATCAAATATTTCCAAATCCCATTTTCCATTGTAACAATTCACTTTAGGTGAAAAGTAATAACCTTTACTTGGTTCGGGTTCCTTAGTTTCCTTGTTTCTACCTACCTTTAAGAAACTAGTGTAACGATCTTCTACTAATTCTCTGCTCAATTTCTTTCCCAGCCATGCTTCAGAATTGACTACTGCATCGTCAATTAATTTGTTTTCAAATGCTTGCAACTTTTCTAAAGCGTCATATGAGCCTTGTTCTCCATTTTGTGAAAAGTGAAGTTTTAGCTTATACTTGCCGTCTGATTCCTGAGTAGCAGGATCTACATAATCTTCAATGCCCCAGCATTTAGTTGCTGGTATTTGCAAGTGAAGCTTCTTGTTACGCTGATTGCTAATAATTGAGATCATTTTTAATCCACGATCGGATATTCTTGGTTGCATGTATCGGTTTGCTGTTACATCCCAGTCAGATGTTTTGATATACTTTTGAGCGTTAGATGATTGCATTTTTGTTGTTTGATTTGTTTTGCTGAGCACTGAGTAAATTTAGAATAAAACTTTAAGTTTGACTTTGTGATTTGCTTTTCGACGAATATATGACTTTTCTTGGTTTGATTATACAATTATATAAGTATTTTCTTTAAATCAATTTTAGAAATATTTTGTTGTCGAAATTTCAATTTAAAGAAGAAAGGTTATTAATTAAGCCATCTTTATTAATAACGTAGTGGGTTTTCACAATATAAGCACGTTAAATAACTCCCATAAACAAAAATGAAAACTAGATAAATCGCTAAATAACTCGAGTCGCAAAACCCGATTTAGTAGGATTCGTCAAATTCTGTCTTGATTGTAGAAGGATATAAAATGGTGGATTGTTCAGTAAAAGGGCCGCAAAATGAATAATAGTAGCGTATTAGTTCTTCAATTGACGATCCTTTCAAACTAAAGCATTTAATAGTAGTAAAACAGTATTTATCCAAGATATTACACAAGTCTTTATTACTGATTACATTATCAAGTAGAAAATATGTGTAATTCTCTTCTAAACAATTGCATTGAATTTCTTCCATATATTCAACCAATGCCTGTACAGTCAAGATACATACGAATTTTTCATGCCGATGATCATATTCTACAGTGTTACAATATTTGTGTTCTTTAATAGTAGGTCGTTTCCATAATGGCGTATGGTTATGTATATATTGTTCATCTTCATATGCGTTTTTGGATTTCATCACTTCATGTATATTGTATTTTTGGTAATAAATAGGGAACATGTATTGACTACATAGCCGATTTATCTCTCCATTTCGAATTAAAGAAAAGTTATTATTATTGTCATTCATGTATTGAATATATCCTAATTTATTCAGTTTTGCTACTTTTGTATTTACACATGTACGAAGCAATACTTCATAATCGTCGGAAATAGGTAAGTATTCATTGTAATTTCCAATATCCATTAATACACTTTTTCTCCAGATTCTAGCATGGTTTGGGACACAAGTAATATGAGACAAGGTAATATTATTAATATTAGGACTATTTGCTACATATAGCCATTTGTCGTGGTATTTCTGTAAGTAGTACCCAGCGTATCCTTTGCTAAAGCCATTGGGATAATAGAACTCGTCACCATTTTCGTATATGTTTGCATAATTTGTATAAATGAATCCTAATTCAGGGTCATTTCTAAAAAGTCGAATTGAATCTTCCAATAAATCTTCTACAATATCATCGTCATGATCCAACTCAACTACATATTTTCCTCTACATAAAGACACTGCTTCATTTTTCACATTACCAATACTACCGTTGTTTGCATCTTTTTGAAATAACCGAACATGTGGGTTTTCTCTCAATAATGTTTTTAAATAATCAAAATGTTTTTCACAACCACTATCATCAATAATGACCCATTCCCAATTGTGAAATGTCTGCCGTTCTAAACATTCTAAAGGTCTTTTTATTTTTTCGTAGGATTTATAACAAGTTGTAAAAACGGAGATTTCTGGTCTAACTACTACAGGGTGATTACCAGTAAAATAAATATAACATGAATTGACTTTATAATTGAATTCGTGTATTGAATCTACATCTGTTACATGAATCCATCGACTTTCTATATGTCTTCCTAATACTGAATATACATCTTTATAATATTCACAAGCTTCCTCTCCAAATGTAACTAAAATGTGATAATTGCTATCATATAATTTTTTCAATTCATTTGGGTTACTAGTAATATTTAATGTACAGTTCATATCATTACGATAATCTTCCATATTCAAATCAACATAACCGTATTTTTCGTACCGAAAAAATAAAATGTTCGGGTATTTCATTGTCTTGGTTCAATTATAACCATGTATGGAGTTTTCGATTTAAATAATATTTTTTATTTTTTTTTTTTTATTTTTGGGTTTTATTTTTATTTTACAAAAATAGATTGGAGAGAAATACCTAGTAAATTTATATACAAATACAAAATACATATGCTTTTATTGAATACCAATATAATACCTTATATACAATCCGCTATATCGTCAATTAGTCCTGTACTACCAGTCTTCATTATGAATACTTGGATAGCTCCTCATGGTGCAACTGATTTAATTCATGCATTTCATTATAATACAACCAACGTATTAACAACGTCTTATTACAGTACATTAGCATTCGGTGGATTATGTCACGTTTTACACCAAGACACCATTTTCTACGGGATTTTCGGAATTTGCTCATTTTTCCATTTTTACGAAGATTGGAAACTCTTGAAAAATCCAATTGCTGCATTTGCGCTTACTGGTGCAATCATGACTACGTTTGTCAATTCTTCATGGCTTCCATTTTATTTGTACATGACATTTCATCACGTACCTTTCCATTATATTCAAGTATGGGATATTTTGTGTAAATATAAAATACCCACTGTTTTATTATTGTCTTCTACTGCTTTTACTATGTATTTTTTCACTCACTTGACTGGTGTTTTACAGCCAAGTGTTACGGATTATTCGATAAGTCTCACTAAATCTTTAATGGAAATTGATGGACTAGGTATTTGGCTTGCTTCTGTTATTATAGGGCACATTGTTTATGGTATTCGTTTCAATCTTATTCAATCTACATCTATAGATAGCACTTTTTATGAAAAAAAATCAAAGAGTCCTTTTTTTTAATCGAGTTTTTTCATTTCGTTCCCAAATCCAATGTGAAAAACACGGTACAAAAAATAAAAATATATTTTATTGAAATATCTACTTAAAGTAAATACCAATACTAAAGTATAATCACAATGGTAAAAGCAACTACTTCTTCCGTATCCGTTTCTGAAAACACAACCGCACCCAAGGCAAAGAAAACCTCAAAGAAAGAGGCAGCACCTGAACCAGTCGTCGAGGCAACCGAGGCTGTCGCAGAACCATCAGAGAAAGCTGATGTCACAACTGAGATCAACGATGAATTGGCTGAACTTATGAAGCTTATGCAAGACAGATCTGCTCTTGATAACCAAATCAAGACAAGAGTCAAGAATATTGAAAAGAAGGTCGCTCGCATGTCAAAGATCATCAAGAGCGCCAAGAAGAAAAAGAGTGTCAAATCTAACAAGGTCTCTGGTTTCGAGAAGCCAACACCTATTAGTGACGAGCTAGCCAAGTTTGTTGGTGAGCCCACTGGAACTCTTATGGCCAGAACCGCCATCAGTAAGAAAATCCACGAGTACGTCAAGTCCAACAACCTTCAAGACGAGAAGAAC